TTTATCTGATGCCTCAGGTCTTCCACATGGAGGATGTCCTCCACCTTCTTTTTTTCTACAGATATTAACCCAAGGCCCTTTTGGTTGGTGACTCCCTTTTGGGGCTTTCTTTTTACCAAACCAAACAGCCAAATCTTCTTTAAGGGGACCAGTGGCTTGTTGAATTAATTTATCGGGAGATTGTATGTCAGAAATACTACTACCCTCATCATCATTTTGGTCAGTGTAAAAACTTTTTAAATATGTATCAAGTTTTGATAACTTTTCAGTTCTGTCTTCCATTTTTTTTCTTTGTTCAGGAGTTTCTTTAAAATCATCATCAGCTTCCTCATACGCTAACTCTGCATTAATATAATCGTAAACAGGGGTATTAAATGGAGCTAATTGGTCTGCATTCCAATCTTGTGGGGCAAGAACAATTGGTACCTTAAAATGACCAGCACTTCCTGAACCTGTGGCTTCACTAATTCTATTTCTTTTCATATACTTACTATAAATATATCGTTAATACATTATGGAACAAGAAAAACAACCAATCGCATTTCTATTTGAGGATGTTGCAATATACAAACCTGAAGACATTGAAAATTTAATTGATAATTTAACTGAAGAACAATCAAAATTCATGATAATTAGAGCTGTTCAAATGGCATATAAGAATGGTTTATATTCATTAACCGAATCTGAAATTGTTTCTAAATCACTTAGAATGTTAAAATAAAAAAAGGGGTCTCACGGAACCCCTTTTTTTATATCTTACAATTTGTTACCACAAGACGGACAAAATTTATATTTTGATTTTGTCTTTATTCCACATTCGGTACAATAATGTTTAATATCCTCAGAGGTATTATTTTTATTACTTAATGGTAAGATTTTAAAATTCAAACGATGTGACATCCAAGAATTAAAAGTTTCATTTGAACTATTAAATTTTTGATTGGATTTTTCACCTTTCTCAACTCTACCTGTCTCAATAGACTTTTTAGATTTAACACTTCTAATGTTTGGAACTTCAAATGTGTTTGTTTCTCCAACAACTGATGATGTATTAGAAAAATACGTACTTGATGAATTGTTAGTGAAAGTCATACTACCATAATACGGAGAACCTGTGTTAATGTGTGACCAACCAGTATTCCAATTCCCACCCGAAAGATGAGGGTATTGATAATATATGTGTTCATCATAGAATTCAACACTAACATCCCCGTTTAAATCAATTGCATCCCTGTTTGACGACGTATCTTTTACTTCGTAGGTACTGAACTCAAACTTGTTATTTGAGTCAAGGAAACGTTCTAAAAACAATCTTTGACCTGGTCGAATAATAAGTCCACTTGTAAAAACGTACTTACCATTCAATTTGATTTTACAAAGAACAGAATTTTGGTTTGGGTTATGAATTTCAAATTCAAAATTATCCTTATCGTTAAGGAATACGGTGTTACCGTTGTAGATTTTAAGACGCGACTTGTTTTTTGTAATGTGAGCAGTCGGCTTGCTCGCGCTAGTTGTTGTGTAATTCATTTTTTTTAATTTTAAAATAGTTAATGACTATGTTACCAATACCTTTGTATCCGTGAATACTCAACAGCTTCTTAGGGCTGGGGACTGATAAACTAAAATCTAATAATAAATATATGTAATTTAATTTTTCTGTAAATAAAAAAAGGAGACAATAAATTGTCTCCTTTTCGGTATCTAAATAAGATATTGATTATCTCAATTCTCTTAAGTCGAATGTACGTACACCATCAACCGTGATACGTCCGTAGAAACGGTTATTAACCATTTTCTTAGCGTATCTCGTCATTATACCTTTGATAGGTGTAAAGTTGAACGGATTGTACATTGTAGGTGTTAATTGTAGAGGTACATACGGTGCGTAGATGTAACCTGTGTCAAGTAAAGACGTACCTTTGTGACCCATTAACACTTGGTTTGGTGGGAAGTAAGGGTCTCTATACACTTGGTAACGACCAGCTAATGTACCAACTCTTTCAATACCCATGTTGTATTGGTCTTGCTCAGGAGCCGCGTTTGATACGTGGAAGTATTCCAAGTCATCAAAGATAGCACTGATTTCAGAAGAAACAACAATCCAGTTAGCTCCACCTCTTAAGGTAGATTTGTGGATTTGAGCCGAAATTTGGTTGATAGCTGTAATCAATGTTTGATTCCAGTCTTTTTGAGTGTATGGAACTGCACTTGAACCAAGACGCTTCCAACCATTATAATCCCAACGTAAGTTCCAAGCTGCACCTTTACGTAAATCTCTTAAGATTTCACGGTCGATTTCAGCCGCAACTTGCTCAGATAATAAAGCCGTTAATTCAGCTTCAGCATCGATGTTGTGGAACGCTGCAACGTCTTGTGCCATTTCTGGAGACCATTGAGCTCTTAATTTTCTTTCTGTTACAGAAACTGTAACTGACATAAGGTCAAAAGATACTTCACCAATTCTATCTTCAAATTCTAAGTTTTTGTAGATTCTGTAAGTTGCAGTAAATGCATCATTACTTGTTGTATCTGAAGAGAATGTTGAACCTGTGTAACCGTCCATAGAACCACCACAAGTAATACATACTGGAACTTGTAAGTCAACTTCTAAGTAGATTTTACCTGCAGCATCACATAAGTTGTCATATTGACCACCATCAGTTTTACTGTTAGGGAATACTAACGTAGCGTTGTTATTACCGTACTGTACGATACCTTTACCATATCTTTGAGTTACAACTCTAAATAAATAAGGATTAGTTGTGTTTCCTGAAGTGTAGTTGTTACCAGCAACACCATAAATAGTTAAATCAGATAAGAACGCTTCGTTGTCCATTGGTTGACCATCAGGACCGATTAATTTACCAGCACCATCAGCAGCAAAACCTGACATAACAATAAGAACTTTTCTGTAGTTGTCAGTACTATAACCTGTTGGAACTAATTGGTCTGCTAACCAAGATACAGTTACAACTGGAGCTGTGATTGCAGAATATTGTCCTTTAGAATAGTCGAATAAACCTGGTGGGTCTAACGCTGGTTCGTTACCTTCGTAGAATCTATCGTAAAGGTCTTTAGTGTTGTTGTAGTCATAACCACTGTTTGGTGTTTGGTCAGCCTCAGCGTTTGGTGAACCATACGGTGCGTAGTGCTGTCCTGTGTTAGCCAAGTTAGCTGGGTCAGTGTAAGCCTGAATGTTAGGTACAAAGTAAAATAATTTACCAATAGGTAAGTTCATTGCTTGTACTGATACGATGTCATTCGCTAATAATTTAGAGAATACACGTCTTACAATTGGGAAAACAACTGTTTCAAATGCACCTGTGTCAGATGTAGATGATGCTTCGTTAATTAAGAACGATGCTTGGTTTTCGTATAATTGTGCTACGTTTTCTCTCATGTGACCTTTAAGACCCTCTAAGAATCCTAATTTGTCCCATTTGTTAATTGTGTCTTCTTTGATAACTTTAAGGTGTTTTAACCCGATGTTACCTACAAGACCTGAATCTAATAATGCTCCCATTTTAGTATTTGTTTGTTTTTAAGTTTATTTTATTTTTATTTTTTAACCTAATTTACCCATTAAGTCCTTCATTCTTAAGAATTGAGGATTTTCATAAGTTTTTGATTCAATTAGAGTTGTTGATGAACCTGTAGAAACTGATTTGTTTAATTTTGCTCCTACTGATTCGTTAATTGATTTTGTATCCACAGTATTTAATTCGTCTTTAATTGACTTATAAAGATTTTTAGATTCTTTTAAAGTTTCAACATCGTCAAATCTTCTTAGGATGTTTATTTTTTCTTTCTTAGTAGTTGAGTGTTCTGTGAACAATCTTGTAGCGTAAGCCAAGTTTGAATTAAAGATTGCAACTTCGTTAAGTTTTTCTCTAAATACATTCAATGCTTTTCTATACTCTTCATTCTTTTCTCTCAACATTCTAACTTCTTCTGAAGTAGTTGATTCAACTTTAACACCACTGTTACTATAATTGTAATTTCTGTTGTTAGTGATGCCCTTTCTTAATCCTCTACCTTCTTTGGAACCCATCCCGTATGTTCTAGCAGCTTCTTTGGTTTCTTCTTTTTCAAAAGCTTTTTCTCCTTTAGAATTTGTCATACCTTTTTTAGTAGTGTAATCTTCTTTACCTTTCATGGTTTTAGATTTATCACCTCTATTCATTCCGTAATCACCTTCTTTAGTCTCTGCTTTAACAACTTTAGATTTACCTCCCATATTTTCACCTTTCTTGTATTCGAATTTTGCTCTACCAGTACCAACTGATTTAGGAGCTACTTTTTTCTTATCATCGAATCCACCTTTAGCTTTATCTTTGTAAGAAAATTTAGGACCTGAGCCCATTCCAACACCTTTAGGTTTGTAAGTTTCATTTGTCAAATCGTCCATGTCATCTTCTTCCATCATTTCGTCATCTTCCATCATTTCGTCATCTTCCATCATTTCGTCATCTTCCATCATTTCGTCATCTTCCATCATTTCGTCATCTAATGTAATTTCGTAAACAACTTCTTCATCTTCATCTTCATCTTCTAAATCAGATGAATCAACGTTAGATACGTCACCATTGTCAGAAAAAATAGCGTTAATAACATCATCAACTGATTCGTCGTATTCTCCGTAATTCATATTTTCATCTTGCATTAATTCGTCTTCTTCAGACTCACCAAGCTTAACAAGATATTCTACGTCAGCATCATCATCAGTTAAATGAACGTTATTACCATCTTTTTTTACAATGATACCGTCATCTTCACCCATAGCTTTGAATACTTTTAAAATTTCCTCGTCAGAAGCGTCAGTTAAATCTATTGGACTTTCTTCTGAATCCATGTCCATATCCATGTCAACATCCATATCCTCTTCATCAGAGTCCATGTCCATATCTGTATCGATATCCATTTCATCGTTATCAGCATCCGTATCAACGTCTGCATCTAAATCAATCTCATCTTCATCTTCTTGTTCAGAAAGAGATTCTTTTACTAATTGGTTGATTTCTTCCTTCATAGTTGAAGCAAGTATTCCTTTTGCATTTTCGGCTATTGCTTCTTCAACTTGTCTCATTTGAATAAGAGCCTCTTGGACTAAAGATTTGTTTTCTTTCATGAAAATCTATTATTTTTACAATATAAATAGTGTCAAATAATAAAAAATTCACTTTTAAGGTAACGTAATCTTAATTTTATTTTATAAAAAAGTTTGGAGCATAAAAAAAGTGGTCGTTAAACCACTTTAATTTTTTATTCAATAACTTCGTCAATTTTACTTTCCGATACTGAGGTTATCCTCCAATCGTTTGTAAATCCTTGATACTTTTCGGTAACCTTAGCCTCGACATCGGTTACTGAGAATCCTTTAACAAGTTTCTCTTCTCTGATTTTTTTGATTTTACCTGTATTCTCATCAGGTAAATCGTACTGAATTTTTGCTACAAAATATTTTTCGTCCATAATTTATTATTTTCCCAAATAATCGGTTAATTTTTTCATTAAGTCAACTCCTTTAGTTTGAAATTCCGAATTTTCAGGTGATTTGTATTTTTTTTCTTCTTCTAAATTCTCTTCGTACTTATCTCTATCGTTAGGATTAGTGAATAAATAAGCTCCTGGTGTAGATGGTGATGATACCAAGTCAAAACAAATTAATTCAAAATCATCTTGGACCTCATTTCTTTCCCCAACCTTTTTAAGTGAACCCACACCTCTTGAAGAAACTCCCATAGTAACACCTTGTCTCATTAAGTTAGCTGCTTGGTCTCCTTTAGTAGAAACAATACCTCTTTCATGAAATCCTGGTGATGTTAACAATTTAAGTTTACCCATTAGAATATTTCTATCCCACCATATATCTGTGATGATGTGAGATACCCTATCTAAGTCAATTAAAGATGATTCAGGGTGGTTAAGCTCTGAAGTGGATAAACCCTTCTCAATTGCCTTTTTATAGTTCTCAGCTTCTCTCTTTAATATTCTTTCAGGATAAAATCTTCCGTTTCTATTTGGAGTGTCGTATTTTTGTAATACCGCATAAAATTCAAAAGGATTTCTATAATCTAATTCTTTTGCTTCTCTTAACATCTCGGCGTTACGAACATCTTTTGGTGATATCCAACCTGCATCGGTTTCAACCAATATTCCATGACCTACTTCACTTGCTTCTAATATTCTTAATTGTTTCATCAATTCTTTTTATGATAAATATATCATACAAGTATCTTTTTAGTATTAATCGTTTTTTGATGGTGAAAATTCAAAGTATTTGTTTTTAATTACATTCTCTCTAACTATGTTTTTGATGATTGTTTTAACCGAATCTTTTATTTCAGGACACTTAAAATCCATTTCACTATTGGTATATAAATTAACCTCTAAGTTTAAAAAAGATTTTTTACCGTGTGAAATACCACTTGTTCTTAGGTCTAAATCAACAATACTTTGTTCTTTGAATAATTGGTGGTTTATGGAATTAAATACTGAATGTTTAATGTCTCGACTTAGATTACAAACAACTCTGTTCCAATTGTCGTGTTCAAATTTAGGAGTCACCCATGATTGTATGTTTATGTATAATGATTTCAAATTTTTTGAATCCACCGTTCCGTATACAGATTTAATTGGATTGTAGAGATTTAACTTTACACTTTTTCCTTTTTTCATTAAGTTTCATATTGTCAATGTTTATTTATTTGTTAAAATAATAACAAAAATTAGTTCCATTGTCAAAAACTTTCGGAAAAATTAAGATATTTGTATTATATGTTAAAAGTAGATGTAAAAAAAGATGGGATAGAAAAAGCCCTAAAGACGTTAAAGTCAAAAGTAATTAAAACTAAACAAAATCAGATGTTGTTTGGTAAGAAAGAATTTGTTAAAAAATCGGTTTCAAGAAGACAACAAAAATTAAAAGCTTCTTACGTTCAAAAGATGAAATCTAAATTAGATTGATTCTTCTAAGTTTTTTAACTTAAGGAAATTAAGTTGGTCAAATTTTTCAACTTTCAATCTATCAATTGTTTCAGACAATTTTGTCTTTAATTCAATTTCTTTTTCATTCTCTAAAAGAGTATTTAATTTTGTGATTGTACTTTCTTTTAAAGTTTCAAATTTTTCTTTAAGTAAAGTTGTATCTTCAGACATTAATCTAATAAACTCTTTTTTGGTCGATTCGTCAAGATTATTAATATAACTTTTCATTGTTTGGTTTGCAATACTAACCATAGATTTTAAAGGGATATTAATTGATTCTTTGATAGTTTCAGGTTTTTGTGAAACCAACGTCTTAATCAAAATTTTCTTTGATTGAACTCTTTCCATTAAATCCAATTTGTTAGTATAAACTAATGAATCAATGTTTGAATATTTGTTTGAAACATTCTCATATAATGTCTTTGGAGTTTTAATTGTTGTCACCAATTTTTGAATTAATGTAATTCCCTCTTCCAAAAAATCTTTTGCGTCCGCTTCGGTTAATCCTTGAGGCGTGGTTAATTGGTCGTATAAAGAATATAGTTTTGACATATTCTTATTGTTCAAAACATTTTGTTTGAACTCTTTTAACGATTTCTTAAAC